CTTGACCGACACCATCACGTCGTCGGTCTGCGGGTCCACGTCCTTCAGTTCCATCTTCACGAACAGGTTCGCCAGGGCTTGGTACAGCTTGGCGGGGTCGCTCACGTCACCGCTGGCGGCCAGGGTCTCGATGCTGCCGCCGAAGTGACCTGCGGGCTTGCTCGCACTGCCGTTGCTGAACGCGGACTCGGTGCGCTGCGATGCCTTCACGGCCTGGATGAACATGGCCTGATCCCACAACTTCGCCAGCTTCTTACCGTGCTCGTTGGCAACTTCGGTCTGCTTGTTGTAGTTGTTCTGGAAGTGGTCCAGCAGGTAGAACGCGGCGCGGGCCAAGACCACCGTGTCGATGGTCAGCGTGTTCTTGGCGAAGTCGTTGGACGTGCCGTTCGGCGTGACGCCAGGCGCCAGGACTTGCAGGGTGCTCTCGCCCACTGCGTCGCTGCGCAGGGTGGACGTGCCCACAACCTGCTCCACCGGCACCCAGCCACGAAGGGCGGACTTGCGATTCAGCGTGCCTTCGACCATGCCGTTGAAACGCTCGATGATGAGTGCGAGGGCAGAGCCGGTCTGGTTCTGCTGATTGGTGCGATTAACCGCCCAGGTGTCGTCAAGAGGCATTGAATTTCCTTGTCAAAGTGAGATGGCAGGCGTTCCGCTTAGGCGCGGTACGCTTGCCGTGCAGCCAGAAGCTGCTTGTATTCGGCACGGCTTTCAAGCCCGTGCGGGCCGTGCTTCTGCACGATGTCGGCCACGCCCTTCTGGAACGCCCTGGGGTCGATAGACCCGGTGGTGTTCTGTGAGGGGTGACGTGCGGCATCCGTGGGCAGAGCACTTTGGCGCTCGGGGGCCTTGGCTTGGCCATTGGCCTTGCCGTGCATGCTCATGAGCATGGTTGCCATTGCCTTGGCGATCAGGCCACCCTTGTTCAGGGCGGTGTTGACCTCGGCGCGTTCCTCGTCGGTGGCGTTCGTGGTTGCCCAGTCCCGCACACCATCCCAGACCTCTTTGCTGCCAGCGATAGCGTAGATCGCCTGCGCGGTCTTTTCCTTGCCTGCGGTGGCTGTGGCCTTCGCGCCGTCGGCTGCCCGCTGCGCGATGTCCACATACCTGTCGAAGCCCTTGGCGGCGTCGCCCTTCTCAGCCAGGACGGCCTTGATGGCGCTGAAGTCCCCGCTGTCGCGTGCGGCCTTGAGTGCCGGGTGGCGGCCGTCAAGTCCGTGCTTGGCGAAGAATTCCAGCGCCAGGTCCAGCGCCGGGTCGCCCGTGGGGTCGATGGGCGTAGGCGTGGGCGCTGCCAGGCTGATGCTTGCCGGGGCCGCTGCCACCGCGATGGTGGCTGTGGGGGCTGCGGCTGCCGCCGCGACGGGTGCCAGTGTGGTGCTGCCCGGCGTTCCCGGCTGTGCTTCGGTCGTCATTGGGCGACTGCTCCTTGTGCGGCGGCTTTACCCGCTTCGGTTGCGATGTTCTCGGACACGGCCGCCTGCTGCTGTTGCTGCTGCTTTGCGGCCACGTTTTTGGCGGTCTCGACGTACTTGCCGGCTGTGACGCCGTGCCCGGTGCCCAGGTCTGTGAACAGTGCGTCCAGCTTCAGCCAGGTCAGCACTTCAGGGGGCAGGGCACCCAGGCGCACCACGTCTTCCATGAATCCCCGCAGGTTGGACAAGTCCCCGTTGCGGGAAAGCGCGTCCAGGCCCGTCACCACCGTGGGCTGTGCTTCGGTCTTGGTGAACTTCACGCCCGTCATGCCGATCAGCCACACACCCAGCGGAAGCTGCACGTCCACGGCCATGCGGGAGTAGCCGCCGCCCAGGCCGGTTTCCAACTCCTGCGCCATCAGGCGGATTTCCTCGGCAGTGACCCGTTCCGCGTCGCGCGTCATGGCACTGCTCAGAAGGAACGTGCGCCCGATGCGGTTCACGTAGTCGCCCAGGGTCTGCTGCTGCACCTGTAGGGAACCCGCCAGTGCCCCGGCTGCGTTCACCAGGCTCAGGTCGCCGTCCACGCCGGGGATTATCCCGCCGTTCTCGGAAGCCTTGAAGTCCTCTGGGCGCATAGAGCTACCCGGGGACAGCAGCCAGCGGTACTCGGACGCCAGGATCGCGCCTTCGATCAGCGCCTGGCTCAGTACGCTCAGGGCCGCGAAGTCGTTCTCGCAGTCCCCCACCAGGCCGCTGCCGTAGTCCGCCTCATCCGCCAGGTTCCACGTCAACACCCGGTAGGGCAGCGCGGCTTCGTCGGCGTAGGTGGTCTCGAACGCGGCGCCCAGGTTGTGCTTGCCGACCCACTGTGTCTCCAGGTACTTGCCCGCCTTGCGAGTGAGCACGATAAAGAACTCGACCTCGTTGGACTCTGCGCCGACTTGTGGCCGGTGCTGCGCGGGGGTGGCGGCTTGCGCTGCCTGCGTCAACTCGTCGAACGCGACGCGCTCACGAATGATGAGGGTGTGCAGGCGACCCACGATGTCCCGTTTGACCACGTAGTTCTTCAGGCTGATCGTGCGGATGAGCTTGTTCGCTTCGTCCAGGATCATCAGGACGTTGCCGAAGGCGACCACATGCTTGAGCACTTCGAACAGCTTGGGGCGCAGGCTCATCTGGTCCAGCTTCTTGACGGCCTTGCGCTCGGTCTCGCCCAGTAGTGCCGTCAGGTCTGCGTCGCTGATGTTCTGCGCCTGCGCGTCAGCCCTCAGGGCGTCCCCGGCATCCAGGCGGATGAAAGGCCGGCTCGGGCTGAACAGGGTCAGCATCAGCTTGGTGACGATGTGGTTCAGCGCCTGTGCGCCGATGCTCTGCCAGTCCCGCGCCGCGCCGTCCCGGTCGGTGTCGCCCCCGATGGGGGTCCACAGGTAGGGCAGCGTGTAGCGTGCGTACAGTTCGCAGCGGCGCAGCAGTTGCTGGCGCTTCGCGTCCAGCCTGGCCCATTGCCCCTGCGCGGTGTCATCTTTGGTCATGCGCCGCTCTCGTAATCGAAGAAGGTGCCACGGCGCTTGGTCGCCACGGTGCGCTCGTTCGCGGACTCACCCAGGCTGAAGTCGGCGGCGTCGCTCATGTCCGCCTGACGCTTGACCTCGGTACGCTGCTTGTCTTGCAGGAGCAGGTTGTCCGCGATGAGGGCGCGTTGCTGGTTGGATGCTTCGGCTTGGACGAACAGGTTCGCTTCAGCACGCGCCGCGTCTGTGCGGGCGATGTTGTTTTCCAGGTCGCCCTGGACCTTGGCCTTCTTGGCGGCCTTCTTGGCCTGGCCAGCGCCAGCGATGGCGCCGACTGCCGCGACGACGGCGGCCCCGATGAGAATTGCCATGCGGCCCCCCGTTCAGTATCGGTTTATCAAATCCACCGAATGGTGGCCTTGGATGGGACGCGCCGCCTCACGCGGGGGTGTCTCGTTCCCTGCTGTGGGATAGAGCACACCGTTCGGTAGCTGGCCGAACATCCCGCTGCTGGACGGTGTGACCCAATCCAGTTGCAGCGTGGCTTCAGCCACGTAGTCGTAGTGTTCGATCCAGATATTCACGAACTCGTCAAGCGTGAATCTGTAGGTGCCGGTGAAGTCCCGGCCCGGCCTGTCCCATGCGTCGATGGCGATACGCCCGTTGATGTACAGGCGCCCGCCGTCGTCATGGTTCAGGCTGAAGCGGTAGTCCCCGGTCTCGGGTATCTTGATGCTGCCGGTCCAGCGGTCGCTGAAGTCCGGGGGCACGATGCCCGGCGATGGGCTGTCCCCGTCCCGCCCGTAGGCATAGTACGGGTTCTCGATCCGGGTCAGCACGGGCTCGCCCACCATGCTCTGATTGGCGTAGTAGCGGGCCAGCAGGCCACCGGATGCGAATGTGGGGGTGGGTGCCGGGGGTTCCTCGGGCTCGATCAGCGCCCCCACCTGCTCGAATGCAGTGCACCAGGCCGTGCCGGTGTAGGAGCCACCCGCGTAATCCGGGACAGCCACGCCGATGGTGCGCCGGCCCTGCCCCGGACCCAGGGTGCTTTGCAGCGCCCCGATGAACACGGACACGCTGCCCCCGCCACCCGTGCCCAGCGACGCGCCAGTGTCCAAGTGCTTGGTCGTGGCTGTGATGGTGCCGGTGCCGGTGTAGGTGGCGCCTACCCCTGCGTCAACGGCCGCGATGAACGCGGCGTCCACGTCCAGGGTGGCGTTCACGATGACCCGTATCGCTGGCTGGTAGCCGGGTACGTCGGGCAGCGCGAAGGCTACCCCGTTCAGGTTGAATGTTGGCATCAGCCGATCACCCAGCCGTCGCGCAGCTTCTGGAGCACGAATTGCATGCCGATGATCTGCCCGGCCTGTAGGTCCGTGGTCTGCGCGGTGACGTAGGGCACGGTGCCCAGGGACTGCACAAGTTGTGCGTACTGCCCCGGCGTCAGTCTTGCGATTTCAGATACTTCGGACATATTTGGTGGCTCCTTGGCTGGTTCACTATCGGTCTCATGAGAAGAAGAATTCGCTGTCCCGAACGGCTGCCAGGCCCAGGCCACCCTGGGCCGGGGGCGGGGGCAGAAACGGGTAGCGATCCCGCAGCGCGGCCAGGGGGTCGTGTTCCTCGTACATGCGCACGAACTCATCCCGGATGATGTGATTCAGGCGGGCGGCGTGCCGTGCGTGTGTGCCGTAGCTGTCATGGATCATGCTGAAGGCGTGGATGCCCTCGGCGCTGGCCCGCGCGATGACCCGGTGCATGTGCGCCGCGTCCATGCTGTGCACGAAGTTGGGGGCCAGGCCCGTGCCGTGCTTGACCACATGCGGGGTGTCGTTCTCGACCACCACGCGCACCCTGCACGCGCCATGCAGGAAGGTAGGGATGCGGTGCAGGTCGGTGCGGAAGTACGTCTGCGCCGCGACGAACCCGCTGGGGGTGCGCCAGCAGATGACGGGATCATCGCTGCCCTTGATGTGCCGCGCGATGGCCTTGCCGGATGCACTCAGCCAGTCCATCGCCTCACGGGACTTGACGACAACCTCGCCGATGGCGGGCCACAGGTGCGCCATCACGGCCTTGGCCGCTTCCCGGTGCGTGGGCTTGTCGAACACCCCTTGCCCGGCGCTAGCCTCTAGGTAATCCTTGACGATGTAGTCCGTGGCGCCGCGCGGCGTGACCCCGTAGGGGGTTGTCATCACGGTGCGCTTCGCCAGGAGCCGCTGGATGCCGTGCTGCTTCCACTTGATTTCCACGGGGCTGGGGTCGGGCAGTGCGTCCAGCCGCGCCTGGGTGCGGGTGGCGGCCCGCAGGTACACGTCCTGCTTCTCGGAGTGAGGGACCAAGTTCGTGGCATCCCCGCCCACAGAGTCCCGCAGCATGGCGCTGAAGTGTTGCAGGCCGTTGCAGCTACCGTCCTTGTTCGCAGGCAGCCGTGACAGGAATCCCACAGGGTCCGCCTGCCAGGCTGCGTACTCGAAGCACCAGGCCAGGAAGCCCAGCGGGGAGTCCGCCGCGTTCCAATCCGCCGTGGCGCCCAGCGGGTCCGCAGCGATACCCAGGATGTGGGCGTGGTGCTCACGCACCCACTGCTCACGGCCCGTCAGCGGCAGGTTGTCCACGCCGTAGCAGTTGGCCCCCGTCGCCAGGAAGTGCTGGATGGCCGCGTCGGTGTCCAGGGGCTCGCCGTCCGCAAACTCCAGCAGCGCCTTTTGCAGGTCGCTGCCCTGCGGGTTCACGCCGTAGGTCTGGGGGTAGGCCCGGCCCCGGCTGTCCAGGAAGTAGACGAAGTACAGCGCGGGGTAATCCTTGAAGCACTGCGCCTGACGGGTGGCCGCGTAGAAGCGCCCGTAGTCGGCCGTCTGCCGCTTGCGGTCCTCGTACCACTGGGCCATGCTGCGCTTCCACGTCAGCATCTGCGCGGCCTGGCCCTCGGTCAGCGTGCCCTTGTCGAACCCCTCGATCATGAACTCCAGGCGGTCGGGCTTGGCGGGCACTTCCTGGGTCTCGATTTCCCCCAGCTTCGTGCGCGTGGTGGCCGCCAGGTCCAGCACGGTGGCCAGCAGGCGCGCGTTGACGCGCCAGCGCGTGCCCTGCATGGCGTTGACAGCGGCAAGCACGGTGCTCATGTCCGCTTCGCGCAGAGCCCCACGGGCGGTGGGGCGGGTCTTGACGAGGTAGCGGTGCTGCTTGCGCATGGGCTCGCTGTGCCAGCCCCCGTCAGTCAGCGTCGTCCAGGGTAGCGGGGGCTCGACACACGGGCCATAGGCCGGCTGCGTCACTGCCACATAACCCCGAATCTGGCCGATCACATCCAGCACCTGCTGTGTGAACGTGATACTGCGGTACTGCCGTTTCATCCCCTTGGCCCCGCTGCCTGGGCTCGTCATCAGGGGACCAAGCTCGATCAGGCCCAGGTCCGCCAGTTGGCCCAGCAGGTAGATGCCCACTTGGTCCCGGCTGCCCACACCCCACTCCTTCAACTCAATACCCGCCTTCTGCGCTTGCAGGCGGAACACCGTCATGCGATGGCGCTCGTCCTGGCTCATGCGCCGGCTGAAGTCCCGGGTGAGTGTGTGGTACAGGTCCGGGGCCGCATCCGCAAACTGCTTGAGCACGAATTCCCGGTGGATCACACGCCCCAGGCTATAGCCCAGCGTGCGGTAGTTCTGCCGTTCCTGCATGCAGGCGTTCAGGACGTGCCGCACGGCCAGCGCCGCCACGGCTTCCAGGTGCATGCCCGCCAGCAGCCCGGCGTAGGCGTGCAGCCGGCCCGGCTGCGGGTCCGTCACTGCGGTGGTGATGACGGCCGCCAGGGGCAGCACGAATTCAGTCATCAGCTTCAGGGCGTAGGGGTTGGAACTCGCGCGGCCCTTGGCTTCGGCCTCTTTCAGCCTGTCCAGCGCGCGGTCCATCCCCTCGGTGTACATCATTGACTCGACGGCCAACTGGGACAGCAGGGTCATGCGGCTCCTACAGTTCGATCAGTTCCTTGAACTCATCGTTCGTGTGCAGCGACTCGCTACACATCCGCTGCACGCTGCCGATGCGCAGGCGGTCGGCGGGGGGCAGGGCAAACAGACCGTAGGCCAGGAGCGCCGTCAGGTCAGCGGCCGTCGCGTCCGGGTACTTCGGTAGGTAAGTCTCGACCACCACAGCGGCCGTGGTGGTCAGCCCGGTCAGGGACTCGGTGGGGTGGTGCATCTGTTGCGCCAGCAGCAGCAGGGCCAGGTTCAGGGCCAGGGGGTGCATCGTCACTCGGCTGCCTTCTCTTTGCGGATCGCCATTTCCAACTGGAAGATGGCATCGGTGGCGATGTGCGCCAGTTCCAGCAGCCCGGTCTCAGCGTCGCGGGCTCCCTCGTAGGTGCCGCTGCCGCCCAGCAGCACGGCCTTGGCCGCGCCCATCTGGTGCCGGTACATGGCCGCGCGGTAGCGGGGCTGGAAGGGCTCGACGCCCTGCCAGGAACCCCGGGTGTACGGCACGGGCAGCTTCTGCGTGACGGCCCACTGGAGCACTTCGGCCACGGCCTCAAGTGCATGCGGGCAGTCATCGAACAGCAGCGTCAGGTCCAACTTGCCCGTGTCATCCTTGCGCCCGGGGTACCTGGCCTTGGGGATGGGCACGGCTTCGGCTGTGTCGTCCTCGGGGCACACGGTGGGCGACAGGCTCAGGTGGTAGGCCAACTCCGCTGCGGTGGGGCTCTCGAAGTGAACCCCGCGTGTTATGCAGTTTGTCTCCCCGCAGATGGACCCGGTGGCGGCGGTTAGCACGCACTGCTCGCAGGGGGCACTGACGTACTTATCTGACACGGCCACCATAGTTCGGCCGTCATACATTTCGATTTTGCGCATGCTCATCCTTCAGTTCGACAGCAGCGACTTGCGCTTCTGCTTCGTGTTCACCGTGTACCTGCCCCGGCTCCAGCCGCCGCAACTTGTGCACTGGTAGCGGGGGTACTGCCCGGTCTGCGTGGTGGCAAAGCCCCGCTGCTGCAACTTCGGGCTCAGGCACTTCGGGCAGCGCATGGTCTCGTCGTCGTCCAGCACGGCCAGGTTGGGGTGGCCTTCGATGTACGGGCGCAGCTTCAGGTACAAGGCTTCCGTGGCCTTCACGTCCTGCACGTTGTACTTGCGCATTTCAGCCCACGCCTTGGGGTTGTCCGCCAGGCACTCGGTCCACAACTCGAACCCCGGGAAGCTCTTGTGCTTGCTCTTGGGCGTGTCCGTGAGCACCGCCGACAGCCACTCCAGTTTGTTGCTGGTGAACATGGCAACCTTCTTGGCTTCGACCATCGTGTCCACCACCTTGTAGGGGGTGGGGGGTGCGAAGCCCAGGGTCAGGAAGCGCGCGTTGATCTTGCGCACGTCGAAGCGGATGCCGTTCTGCGCGACGATGACGTCCGCGCTGTCCAGTTCTTTCCACAACTCCGACATGACAGCGCCGTCGTCATACAGGTCAACCTGGCCCGCCACGTCCATGTAGCGGATGGTCCTGTCCCCCAGCGTCTTCGCGCTGAAGCTAAGGACGGTCCAGTCGCGGACGATCTGATTCAGGCCGACGTTCTGCTTCCACAGGGACCACACATAGGCCACGATGGGACTGGTTTCGATGTCCAGCGTGATGATCTTGGGTCCGGTCAAAGTGACTCCTTTGCTGCCGCCCGCGTCTTGCGGGCCTTGGCGTTGCGCGTGACGCGCTTCTCATCCGGCGTGCGGTGAGTCGGGTACAGCAGGCCATGCTGGGGCGTGGCGTGCTTCTGAAGGTAGGGGCCGGCGCCCATGAGGAACGCGGCCAGGTTCTGCACGCCGTAGCGGCGATACGAGTTCTCGATCTTTCCAAGGGTGGCATTGCACCCGCTGCACACCGTGTCCCGCAGTTGCCCGGTGGCGTGGTCGTGGTCGGCGGCGGGTCGGCGCACGGGAAGCTGACAGATGCCGCAGCGCCCGCCGTTCTTCGCCATACGCTCCGTGCGCCAGTCCCCCAGCGCCTTGACGGTCAGGCGTGTCACGTCTGCACTGCCGCCACGCGGTCCAGCAGGGGCAGCACCCCGGACAACAGCCCCGCCAGGGGGTTGCCGTCGCGGAACACGTCCCACCACTGGCTCTCGGGGTCACGGCGCATCCACAGCAGCACGCCCTGCTCTGCCATCTGCACGTCCCCGCCCTCGCCGTAGTGCCCCCGGTACAGCAGGCGCACGCTGGTGAAAGCGTCCTGCCCACACCGGACACCTTCCAGCAGACTGGCCGCCGTTACGGGGCCGATCTTCTTCTGCTTGCCCTTGGCGTCCACCAGCCACGGCAAGCCGGGGATGTTGTCCGCGCTGTCCCCTTGCAGCATCTGGAGCCAGAACCACTTCTCGCCATAGACGGTGCCGTCCGGGTCCAGGGTCTCGAAGGCGCCAGGGGGCACCCACAGCATGCGGTGCTCGGTCCAGTGCAGGTGCCAGCCAGGCACCATGCGCATGTCCTTATCGCAGGTGTAGTGCACGCAGTTCTCGGCGCCCAGGCTCGTGGCGTTGGCGCCGAACAGGTCGTCCGCTTCGGCGTGCTCCACCGCCGTCACGTAGGTGTGCCCGCCAGGGATGGTGAAGCCCGGGGCCTGCATCGTCGTGCGCAGGTGGTCCCGGTTCTTCGGGCGGTGGCCGTGGTCCCGCCCGCCTTGGTAGGGCTTGGCCCGCGCGATGGCGAAGCGGTGGCCCTTGTGGCTGGCGTCGGCCGTGAGCAGGAAGCTCACGTTCGGGGCGCATGCGGCGCGCAGGGCGCTCTCGACGCGCTCACGCAGCTTGTGCCGCGCTTCGGCGGGGGTGGTGTCGTCGTTGCCGGCGCAGGCATAGGCCAGCGCGTCGGCATCCACCAGGAGCACCCGTCCAGGGACGGGTGCT